GAATAATCAGCAATAACATCAGGTCAAGACGAATTGACCACAGGAGAATTTATGAGTGATCAAAAAAGTAAGATTGTAACAACACCAATTGGTGAAACTAAGTGGTTCAGTGTAGCTAAACAAGATAAGTTTGGTAACTATACGTGTGAGCTACATTTGGATGAATCTGAAAGATCAATGAAATTTATTGACTTTATTGAGACATTTGGTGAAGGTAAGAAGCCTATTGAAAAAACACCAGAAGGCTATAAAGTAAAATTAAAAGCAAAGTCAAAAGGTACTAAGCGAGACAACACTTCGTATGAAATCAATCCTCCAGCAATCTACAATGATAAAGCTGAGCGACAAAGTGGTGCAGATCTTGAAAGACTTAATGTTGGTAATGGTTCTAAGATTAGGGCTAAGATCGAAGTTAAAGCCTATGAGTTCATGGGACAAAAAGGTGTGTCTATTGGTTTAAAATCAGTGCAGATCGTTGACCTAGTGGAATATAATGGTGGTCAAGACCTAGGGTTCGACCCACTTGAGGAGCCTAATATGGAGTCTGATGAGCAGAAAGAAAGCTTTGAAGAGTCTGGCGAATATGACTTCTAAGATAGAATTATTTATACCCGTTAAACCTGTTAGTGCGAGTAGACCTCGCATTAGCAAGTTCGGTTCATATTACAGTGATAGTTACATGGCATATCGAAAGAGTATGCAAATGTTTCTAAAGAAAATAGCTAAGAAATATCCAATCAATAACAAAGCACTTTTTGAGGTACACTGTGAGTTTATATGTTATAAACCAAAACGTCCAAGTAACCCTAAGTGCCCAAGGTACGATTTAGATAACATGGAGAAAGCTATATATGATGCGATAACACATGCTAAGATGGTATGGAATGATGATATACAAATTATAAAAAATACTAACAGTAAGAGATACCAAGAAGAGGGTGAAGCCTTTGGTACTAAGATAACAATCATAGAGGTATAAAATGACAGATTCAGATAAACTAGAATTAATATTAGAACATGCACAAGAGTACTACAAATATGATAGGCAGTATGAATTTATTAAAGATGGTTTTATCTCCTATGAATTATTTGATATGCCTAATGGTAAAGCAGTATACTTTGCTGATATGTTTGTTTCAAAGAAAGCACGAGGTACTCATGTATTCGCAGAGATTATTGAGTTCTCAAAATCACTAGAGGCTAAACATAATCTGAAAGCAGCTTATTGTAGAGTAGAGAAAGATAACATATATCTAAGTACCATACTTAAACTGTATGCTAGTATAGGTCTTACTAAATACAAAGAAGATAATGAAGCTTTGTACTATCGAGTGATAAGATGACAGATCATGAAAGGTTTGAGATAGAACAGGTACTAGAGATGATAGAACAAAAATTGACAGAAGAGAGTAACTCTTGTGAGTTTGAGTTCTATATGGATTTAAAAGAAAAATTATTAGAAAAACTAAAGGGATAGTTATGGAAGAATCAACATCAGAATATATGTACAAGGAATCTTGTGATGTATGTGGTAGTTCAGACGCAAAAGCTGTTTACTCTGATGAGAGTAGTCACTGCTTCAGTTGTGGTGATCATAAGTTTGGTAATCAAGATGCGAAAAGGCTTACAATGGTAAAAGAGTTTAACCCAACATTTATTGAATACCCTAAATCAATTAGAGGTATCTCAAAAAATACATTAGAAAAATTTACGTATGGTGTTGCTAATGGTAAGCACTGTACATACTATTATGACACTGAGGGTGACATAGTAGCGGAAAAGTATAGGACAAAAGATAAACAATTTGCATGGTCAGGTAGTGCTAAACAAGCAACACTGTTTGGACAAAGTGTTTGGAAACCTAGTGACAGAATAAAACTAGTGATCACTGAGGGTGAGATTGATTGCCTATCAGTCAGTGAGATACAAGGTAACAAGTACCCAGTTGTAAGCTTACCGAATGGTGCAGCTTCAGCTAAACGAGACATTAAAGCAAATTATGAATACTTAAATTCTTTTAAAGAATTAATTATTATGTTCGATCAGGACGAGGCAGGTCAAAAAGCTGCTAAAGAAGTTCAACTAATGTTTCCACCAAAATATGCCAAGATTGCAAAGTTACCAATGAAAGATGCTAATGAAATGCTTAAAGCAGGTAGGTCTAAAGAATTGGTATCGGCTATATTTCAAGCAGAGACACATACACCAGAAGAGATTAAGAGTGGTAATAAATTATTGGACTTACTTGATAAGGTTGATAAAACTGAACACTACGATTTCCCTAGTTACTTACCTAACCTTACTAAGAATATGCGAGGTATGCGTTTAGGTGACTTGACAATATTAGCTGCTGGTAGTGGCGCTGGTAAGACAACATTAATGAAACAGCTCGAACTGCACTTTCATGATACAACAGATTTCAATCAAGGTATTATACATATTGAAGAAGGTATCAGAGACACAGTGGAAGGTTTAGTATCAGTTAAACTTGGTAGACAGTTACATTTAGAAGATGATTCAAATAAAGATCCTATTGTTAGAAAAGCATGGAGTGATTTAGTTGAAGCAAAAGATGATGAAGGTAACTCACGGTTATCAGTCGTTGATACATTTGGTGCATTAGATACTGAAAAGTTATACGGTATGATTAGGTATCTTGCTCAAGTAGATAATTGTAAAATAATTTATCTTGATCATATTACCATGTTAGTATCAGGTTTAGATGGTCAGTTAGATGATAGAAAAGCATTAGACTTAATTATGACAAGTCTTAAAAGTTTAACACAAGAACTAGGTATACATTTAGTTGTAGTATCACACCTTAACAATTCTACCAATGGCGGTAAAGCTTTTGAGGAAGGTGGTACAGCTAATGTAAATAATCTTAGAGGTTCTGGTTCATTAAAACAGCTTGCTGATAATGTAATATTATTAACACGTAATCAGATGGCAGAGACTATTGAAGAAAGGAGTACCGTACAGATATCATTACTTAAATGTCGTAAGACAGGGCGTACTGGACATTGTGATAAAATATATTACAATAATGAAACTGGTGTGTTTACTGAAGTATCTGGTGATGTTGCTTTTCAGAGTGAAAATTTATCATTTTAATACCGTAGATAAGTCTACACTAAGGTATCATATAAAGCGTTTAGTAAGTTAGGTGTGACAACTTAACTGTTGAGGAGGTGGTCTTGGCTTCTCGTACTCTAGTATTAGAGTATGTATAATTATTAACGGGAGTGAAAGCTCCCTTTACAAAGGAAAATTATGAGTAAATTAATAAGCATGAACTTATTACTGATGATGTTTATTGGTATTATAAGTATAAATAAATCAGACTTTGATGTACCAAAGTTTGCAGCAAAACATATAGTAATCTTAGAAGATGAGAATGGCTCAGGTACAGGGTTCTATGTAATGTTTAAAGGTAAGTCTTATCTTGTATCAAACAAACATGTCTGTAAAGATGTCGATGGTTTAGATAATGGTGAAGGTTTTCAGAAAGTTATTGCTTTATCAACAGAGCATGACTTATGTTTATTACAGAGTAATAGAAAACAAGGTTTAGATTTATCAAAAACAGACTTAAAGGTGTTAGATAAGGTACATGTTGTAGGATACCCATTAGGTAATCCAGTGACAGCACGAGAAGGTAGATATGTAACACACTTCTCACAATCGTTCCCTTGGATAAGTCAATATCCTGTTGATGTAATGCACGTATCTGTTACAGCATTTGGTGGTAGCTCAGGTTCACCTATACTAGATGACAATGGTCAGGTTGTTGGTGTACTATTCGCAACAGATGAAAGAACATATGAAGATTCACTTGGTGTCCCTAAGGACGCTTTAATAAAATTTTTAAATACACACATACATAAATAAGGAAAAAATTATGAGACTACTATTTGATATAGAAGCCGATAACTTTTTAGAACACATGACAACAATACATTGTCTTGTCACAATAGACGTTGATACAAACGAAGTAAGAAAGTTTAGACCCAGTGAAATTAAAGCTGGGCTTAAACACTTACAAGCCGCTAAGGTTCTTATTGGACATAACATAATAGCATATGATATACCTGCTATAAAAAAGATATATCCTAGATGGAAAACAACAGCCTACCTATATGACACACTAATTACTGCTAAGATTGCATACCCTGACATTAAGGATAGAGATTTTAAACAGATGAGAAGTGTTATGAATAAGGCACCACTAGACCGTACAGAGGTCGAGACTAAACGCATGAGGAACATAGGCAAGCATTCACTTGAGGCTTATGGGCTACGTATGGGGCTTCACAAGGGAGACTTTGGTAAAGAGATAGGTTTTGAAACTTTCTCAGAAGATATGCTTGAATACTGTGTACGTGATGTAGAGGTTAACGCTAAACTATTTCACAGATTAGAAGCAGAAGAACTATCACAAGATGCATTAGACATGGAGTTTAGAACACAGCAGATTTGTTTAGAACAAACTGATAAAGGTTTTAACTTTGACATTGATAAAGCACATATATTATGGGCAGATTTAGTTAAAAGAAAAGAAGAATTAGCTGATCTTATTAGTGAAGATCTTGGTGGTGATTTTATAATGAATTTAGGTATTAAAGTACCTAAGAGAACAACACAATACAAAGAATTACTACGTGGTAAATATACTAAAGGTGCAGCATATTCTAAACTAAAGATGAAAAAGTTTAACCCTAATTCAAGGTCTGATCTAGCAACTAGATTAATTGAAAGATGTGGCTGGAAGCCTAAAGAATTTGGCAAGGATAATAAACCTACACTGAGTGAAGAAGTGTTAGACACTTTGAAATACCCAGTGACAACATACATATCTGAATATCTCATGATAGACAAGAGACTTGGTATGCTTGCTAATGGTAATGGTGCATGGTTAGCTTTATATAATGAAGACACCCAAGCAATACATGGGCGAGTAAATACGTTAGGTGCTGCGACTTCGAGGTGCTCTCATATGAAGCCCAACTTGGCACAGGTACCAGCGGTTAGATCACCATGGGGGAAAGAGTGCAGGACGCTATTTAAGGCTCCTGAAGGTATGAAATTATTTGGTACCGATGCATCAGGACTTGAGTTAAGAATGTTAGCACATTATATGTGGGCATTTGATGATGGTGAGTATGCAGATACAGTACTTAATGGTGATATACATACAGTTAATCAGACAGCAGCAGGACTAGACAGTAGAGATACTGCTAAGACATTTATATATGCTAAGATCTACGGATCTGGTATTAGAGGTTTAGCTGATACTTGTGGTATGTCAGTATCTAAGATGAAAGAAGTAGTTAGTAATTTTGATAAAAATTTACCAGCACTTGCACAACTAACATCAACAGTTAAAGGTGTAATAAGAACAAGAGGCTTTGTTAAAGCACTAGATGGCAGGAAAATATACTGCTCTAGTGAACACGCAGCACTTAATTACTTATTACAATCAGCTGGAACCATCGTATGTAAGACATGGATGAATAGAATACATGAAGTACTAGAGCTAAGAGATCCTGAGTATAAAGACTATGTTAAACAACTAGCATTTGTACACGATGAACTTCAAATAGCTTACGATGATAAAAGAATAACACATGGGGAACTAGATAAAATATCTAAAGACGCAATGACTTTCACCCAAGAGACATTGAAGATTAGAATTAAGCTAGATTCCGATAGTAAGTCAGGTCTTAATTGGGCTGACACACATTAATCTGAGTATGCGGTTACTGAAAATAACAAGTAACCTACAAGCCTATATTAGATTAAACAAGGAGAGTTATTATGAGGTATCAGTAATGACACTGAGGTTCGTGACCTTAAGAACGAGGCGTTGTAGAGGTTAAAACCTCACCTTACGCCTACAACCTTAATACCTGAGTATGTATTTAAAACTGCTCACCCATATCTTAAGGAGATATCATGGAAAAATTACCAATGGCACAGCAAATTAAAATAATTAAAGCAGCAGCTTTATACGTATCAGTTATGAGGGCACCTACAGAAGAGTATGACATTGATCATCCTAGTAGATTTGATAAACACATAGCTAAAGAAGATATACAAGTTAATATAATAATTGGGTTCCTACTCAGGACAATTGAGTACTTAGCAAAAGAGCATGTACTTAGTTCAGCACCTAAGAGTAGAGATTTATTTAAAAATTTAAGAGGTATTAAGAAGCTACTAGAGAGTCAGACTAATACACAACCACAATATCAGAGGACTAGGAGGTAACATGTTAGATGATATATTTAAACTGATTACCAAGGTAGTACCAGACACTAATGAAGCACTTAGGTTACAAGCTGACATACAGAAGTCTTATGATGACGCATTAGTAGAGGGTGTTAAAGCTGATAAAGAAATCAAACTGGCAGAGATGCAATCAGATGCATGGCTTCAGAGAAGTTGGCGACCTATATCAGCACTAATAGTATTTGGTGCTTTATTTGTAAGGTTCCCTTTATATCATTTAGCACTACTGATTAATAACTGGTTTGAATTAAATTTATATTTACCAGAACTAGAAGACCTACCATCAGACTTTTACTTATTAGCTACAGCATTTGTATCTATATATGCTTATGGTAGAACACAAGAGAAACGATTTAGAAAATAACTAAGGAAATAATTATGGAAAAGACTAAACTATTTATAGGCTTATCAGGTAAGATGGGCAGTGGTAAAAGTACTATAGCGCATATGTTACAAGCAGTCATTAAAAACTGTGATATTATGTCTATGGCAGCACCGCTATACAAAGCACAACATCTACTGTATAAAGAATTTGATGTTAATTTATCAGGTGATAAAGACAGAGAACTACTGATAGCACTAGGTGCTTGGGGTAGAGATAAACATAAAGACTTTTGGTTAGGACAGTTTGCAAAAGCTGCAATGGAAAGTGACTTTGATGTAGTGATTTGTGATGATGTACGTTTTGAAAACGAAGCAGACTTCTTTAAGAATCATGGTATTCTAATTAGACTAGAAGGTGAGCAACGAGGTGACAATGTGGATACCTCAAAAGCTAATAATGTAACAGAGACAGCACTAGATGATTATAAGTTTGATCATGTTATTAGTAATAACAAAGAACCAGCTATGGTATGTCAAGAGATAGCACATATCATGATGGGTGATACTGAGGTAGCATAATGAAACCTTGTAAGGCATGTACTAAATGTAAAATAGTTAAAGACTTAAATGAGTTTCATGTTAGATCAGTTAGTAAGGATGGTAGAACATCTAAGTGTAGCTTATGTTTAAATACTAAAGCACTTAAACTTAGAACTGAGAATCCTGAAAGTACTAGAGGTAATAATTTAAAACAGAGATTTGATATGACAATTGAGGACTATAATGTAATCTTCCTTAAACAGAAAGGTAAATGTGCTATATGTCGTAATGCAGAAACTAATAAAGATAAGAAAGGTAAGGTTAAATGGTTAAGTGTTGATCACAATCATGACACTGGTGATATAAGAGGACTGTTATGCAGCTCTTGTAATACTGGTATAGGCTTACTACAAGACAGTAAAAAATTAATGAAGAGTGCAATTAAGTACTTAGATGAAAGAGGTAGTTATGGAAAGTAAACCAAAGAGACAAGAACAACGAAGTCTGATCGATAAACAGCAGAAACATGTAGATAGGAGGGCTTATGAGTAACTTACAAGGTAAAGATAAGAAAAAAGCAAGTAATTCTAAGCATGTATTACCATATTTTTATGGTAAACAAGATTACTCCGAAGAAGGTCAGAAACGAAAAGAACGCTCTATTGAAAAATCTTTAGATCGTAGAGTTATGAAAAGTGTCTCTGGAGAGTTAGACTTCTTCAACTTTGAGCTTGTAGAAGAAACTAAGCTGTAGGTGAATTATCTATTGCTGCGGTTCGTAAAGATAATTTAAGTAAAAGTAATAAATTCTAGGAGAATTTTATGAGTGAAAGTAAAAATCCAATATTAATTATAGACGCAGATGTAACTAATTTTACAGTATGTAGAGTCACAGAAGACATTACAGAATTTGATGATCAAGTATGTAAGTCATTTGATGAGGAAGCTACAGTAAGGTTGTTTGAATCTGAGTTAGAAAAGATAGGTGAGAAGACAGGCTATGATGTTAAAGACATTTACTGTGCTATATCAAGCCCTACAAATTTTAGAAAGAAACACTTTAAAACATATAAAGACAATAGGAAGACAGTAGTTAAACCATTAGGTTTAGCATTCCTAAGACAACACCAACTAGACAATGCTTCTAAGTATAATACAATTATGATAGAAGATTTGGAGGGTGATTGACGATATTATGGGAATATTTGGTACAAGTGGTGACACTAGTATATCAATTTATAGTATAGATAAAGATCTATATACAATACCTGTAAGACAATGGGACTTCAAACAAGAGAAGTTCATAACACCAACTCCATTAGAATCTTGTAGGTTCCTATATACTCAGGTACTCACAGGAGACACTGTGGACGGCTATAAAGGCTGCCCAAAGATCGGTAAGGTCAAGGCAACAGCAGCACTTAAAGAGTGTCATAATGAACTAGAGATGCTACAGCAGTGTTATGTAAGATATTACATGGTGTACAAAGCAGAAGCTAAAGAGGAGCTATTAAAGCAAATTGGTCAAGCTCGTATATTACACCAAACAGATTATGTAGAACTTGCTAATTTTAATAAGACGTATAACCCATTCAATATAATGAATGTAGGTTGTGAATTATTAGACGAATGGACTTCAGAATATATTGAAGAGTTAGCAACAATTAAGAAAAATAAAAAATTAGAAACAGCACAAAAGGCTAAGGCAAGACGCATAGCTAAACAATCAGGAGACTTATGAGAATTTTATTAATGATTACACTACTGTTATTAACAGCTTGTGGTAAGAAAGAAGTGATTACAAACATGCGTGAGTCTTTAGGTAAAGCTATTAGTGACACTGTTAAGACAAGTGAGAAAGCTATTAGAGATTCTTTTGAAGAAGCTGATAGAACAGCTGATAGGCTTATTACAGATGCTAATGAGGCTAAGAATCAGATACTCGATGGACTACATGGTGTACCAGATATGCTTGGTGATACTGTTGAGAGTATCGGACAGGCACCACGTAAGATCGGTAGAGCCTTACTAGGTGTTGAAGATGGGTCTGATGGTCAAGATGCAGAAAATGATCAAGATGCTATTGAAGAAAATGCTAATAACATTGAAGAACTTAGAGAAGAACTTGCTGAACTAAAATCACAACTATACTCAATGATTGGTGGTCTTCTAGATCAAGTTGATTATGTTAGAGAAGACGTTATGAATTTAGCAGAAGAACTAGTGGAGTACAGGGATGAACTACTCCAAGAACTTGAAGGTTTAGAAGATAGCCTACGTGAAGAGTTTGAAGAACTAGTGGAATCTGGTGGTGGTAATATATTAGAAATCAATGAGAGAATTGAAGACCTCGAAGAGTCTATTGAAACTATTGAGAATAAACTAGAGTGTGCATCAGACGTTAAAGGTTTCAGTAAAGCACAAGAATGTTTAGAATAAACTAAGGATATATTATGCCGTTTAAATGTAGTAAATGTAAGAAAGAGGTAATGCTATTGTGTTACCTTTCTTCATATGGTCAAACTAGATGTAAGACTAAAGATGATAAGGATTATTGTCAGGAATGCTTTGATCTAAAATTCAAGGAAAAATTAAATGACAAAAACAAGTAAGAATGAACGTAAGTATGGCAAGGACGTAATAAAGGAGCCACCAAAGAACAAAAGAGTTAGGAGAGATGTGGCAAATAAACCTGAAGTTGAGAAGTTTAAAATACTTATTGATGGTTCAGGGTTTAGTAAAGCCATGTCTTATGATGAATGTATTAAGATTATAGGTGAGATGGAAGAGTCAGCACGTAAGTTGCGGCGACCAAAGCCTAGTCTTATGTTAGTTAAACAATAAGGAGGAGAGTATGGGTGGATCAAGTAATCCAGTAAAGGACTTAGTAAAAACTGTAGAGAAGGCTTATCAAGATACAGGTTCTACAATTAAAAAAGGTGTAGAGCAAGTAGATGATGCTACAGGTAATATTACAGGTATAGGAACTGTTGGTGCAGCTATTGATGCTGCTGATGATATGTTTTCTGAGGTGGCTAGGTGGGAGAGGGAAGGTATACATTTAGATCCAAATGTTAAGCAGAAACTTGAGACACAACATGCAGATCAGCAAGCAGCTAGAGATGCAGCAGCGGCTACACAAAGACAATCTAGGGAGAGAGAAGCTCAGCTTAAAACTAAAGCAGCAAACACTGAAGCCAGTGAAGGTTCTAATATTATCTTAGGTGGTAAGCGTAAAAAGAAAAAAGGTTCAAAAGTATCATCAGGCATGGGATTGTCTACTGGTGACACTGGACTACAAGTATAAATGGATGCTAAAAAGAGATATGATAAACTAGTTAAAGCTAGATCCAACTATCTTACAAGGGCAGAGGACGCATCAAAATTAACTATACCACAATTATACACTGGCAGTTATGACAGTGAGAGTGATGGTAATAGCTATGCGAATCCTTATCAATCACTAGGTGCCCGTGGTGTTAACAATCTGGCAAACAAAATTATACTTACCTTATTCCCCCCTGCAACAGCTTTCTTTAAGATGGGTTTAAACCCTATAACTTTAAAGGAAATGAAAAAAGGTGAAGGTGAGATAGATCAAGCACTACAGATACTAGAGAAAAGTATTGTAAATGAAATGGAGACTTCACAGTTAAGATCTTCATTAGTTGATATGCTTAAACAATGTATTGTTGGTGGTTCAGCTTTACTGCATGTACCTAAAGAAGAAGATCCTAAGATTATTAGTATGGAAAACTTTGGTATCAAACGTAGTAAAAGTAAAAAAGTATTAGAACTTATTATTAAAGAATGTTTAGTTTATTCTGAACTAGATAATGCAACTAAAGAACAGGTTAAAAAATCTTCAGAGATATCTGAGAAACATTTAAAGGATGATAAGCCATTAGATGTTTATACAGTAGTTAAAAGAAATGAAGATGGTATGTATGAAGAGTATCAAGAGATTTTAAAAATGAAAATTGATGGTACTTCAGGTACATATAAGCCAAAAGATTTACCATATGTATTTGTACCTTTTGTTGATAGAGGTGAACACTATGGTCGATCATATGTTGAAGATTTTATTGGTGACTTAAACTCATACGAAGGTTTAAGAAAATCTGTATTAGAAGCAGCAGCAGAGTCAGCTAGGATTATATACTTAGTTAGACCTAATGCTACACTTACAACTAAGAAGTTACAATCAGCTAATTCTGGTGATGTCCTGATGGGTAATCCAGATGATGTTGGTACACTTCAAGCAGACAAGCGTATGGACTTACAAGTAGGTCAGGCAGAGATGGAGATATTGAGAATGGATCTTAGTACTATGTTTCTACTTGATAGCTCAGTAAGACGTAATGCTGAAAGAGTAACAGCTGAAGAGATTAGAAGAGTTTCACAAGAACTTGAGGTATCTCTTGGTGGTATCTATTCAACACTAGCTAATGTATTACAAGAGCCATTAGTCAAGTTATACTTGGGTAGACTTAAGCATAAAGGTTTAATTAATGAAGCATTAAAAGACTCTATTGATTTAGAAGTTATTACAGGTTCAGCTGCGTTAGGTAGAGGAACTGAGTTTAATGCTATTAGTACATTTATTCAAACAATGCAGGTAACACTTGGGCAAGAATTTGGTACATATATTAAGATGCCAGAGATGATTGCACGAGTTGCTAACAGTTTAGATATCAGTACATCAGAACTAGTTAAATCTCAAGAAGAATTAATGCAAGAACAACAAGCGGCTCAACAGGCTCAGCTTGAACAACAAGCAATCTCTCCTGCAATTCAGGCAGCGAGTAAACAACAGAACGAGGAATAATAAATTATGAGTGATGAACAAGTAAATTCAGAACAAAGTAGTGAAAGTGAAAGTATAGAATCTAGTGAGCAATCAGTTGAGACTAATCAGGTAGAAACTCAGGGAAGCCCCACAGCTGAACAAGTAGATACTCCCGATAGTATTAGTACCAATGGTAGTGAAGTAGGTTTACAGAAAACAGAAGCACCAGAAGTAGTGGAATCAGGTGCAGAATTTTCAAAAGATTTAGATACTCTGGTAGGTATCGCCTTAAATGGTGGGTTATCAGATGATCAAAGAGCAGCATTAGATAAAGCTGGACTAGGTAGTCATTTTGATATGATTGTCCAAGGTCATCAAGCAGTAATCGCAAAGAATGATGCAGAGATTATTAGTGTAGTAGGTGATAAAGCAGCTTATGGAGAGTTACAAGAATGGGCAGTGTCCAATCTAAGTGACTCAGAAATTGCTTCATTCAACATGGCAGTAATAGAATCTGGAGATATTGGTTTAGCAAAATTAGCAGTTGAAGGTCTACAAGCTAGATACCAACGTGTTAATGGTGTTGCACCTTCTAAGCGTATTGAAGCTGGTGGTACAGCGAATGATGCGACAAGACCGTACTCTAATAGAGATGAGTACATAGAAGAAACAAGGTCTATTAAATATAGACAAGATCCTGAATATGCAGCCTTAGTAGAGGCTAAAAGGAATATGTCAGGATTCTAACAAGGAGGCAATAAATGGCTTATAGTTCACAAGGTGTAAACAACGGTGCAGCATTAAACGGAACAGTAGATAGAGAACTTTTCCAACAGAAAGCAGCAACGGATGTATTAAAGTATTTTAAAGAGACAAACGTAGCTCGTGAGTTAATCACTAACGACAGTATTGAAAATGGAAAGTCTAAAGCTTTTCCAGTTGTAGGTAATGCTACAGCATCTAGCAGAGATGAAGAAACTCTATCAGAACTTTCTTTACAATCTGTTAAAGCAACAGAGCGTGTAATCGCAATTGATGGTCTTACCGTAGCTCACTCATGGATCTCAGATCTTGATAATGCAATGGTACACTACAATGCTAAATCAGCTCACATTGAGTCTATTGGTAGAGCATTAGCTAAATCAATTGATATTGCAATTATCGCTAAGGTTATCGAAGCAGGTAGAATTGTAGATGCAGCAGCAGCAAGTACAGCTGGTCTTAGATCATTTGATGATGATGTGTTCTCAAGTGTATCTCAAACATCTAGCTTATTCGATGCAGCTATGACTGGTGCAGAAGTTCAAGCTATGATGGCAGGTGCAATGAC